AGCGTCTGTCCTGATACGACAGACTTCATAGAGCGTAAGCTTGCAGCGGTGCTACATGACAAGTACTAGATCAAAGAAAGCAAAGGGGAGGAACCTACAGAACTTGGTTGTTAATAAACTTCTTGACTATTCAGAGTATTTAGAACAGGATGATATTAAAGGAGCCATCATGGGTGAGCAGGGGATGGACGTTAAACTTTCCCCTGCTGCCTTCAAGGTGTATCCTTTTAAGATTGAATGTAAAAACCAGGAAAGATTCAAGGGTATATATTCTATTTATTCTCAAGCGGAAGGGCACAAAGGGAAGGGTGAGCCTATCATCGTTTTAAAAATGAACAGACAGAAACCCTTAGTGATGATGGACCTTGATTTTTTTCTTGATTCTTATATAGGAGATACTAAATAATGGATACTTGGAGAGGTAAACCTGAAGATTCTGAGCTAAAAAAATTAACAAAGGAAAGGCAATACGTTATCTTTGTCCCTAATCCAGAGGATGAAACAAACTTTTCTGTCATGGTAGTGGACACTGTTTCATCCCCTGATAAAGAGGATGAGAAAGAAAACTTTAATGTATCCAACATTATTATTAAAGGGATAATGTACATGTTGGATAGTGAGTTAGACTACCTAGTAGAACAAGGGGAAAATTTTATCCTAGATGAGTATGAAGAATCGATAGAAGAATCATTAAAAAATTCTGATAATATTCTTATGTTTGACCCTAGAAAAACGAAGCACTGATGAAAGGAGATTACAGATGATGGATGATATCTGGGAACAAATCACTAGCCCTACTCATTACAATAGTAACACGATGGAGACTATTGATTTGATAAGGGACAGTATGGAATCGGAAGAGTATAGAGGATACTTGAAAGGAAATATTTTTAAGTATGTTAGTAGGCATCGTTACAAAGAGAAAGAGAATCCTCTTAAAGATTTACTGAAGGCACAGTGGTATCTGTGTAAACTAATAGAGGACATGAAGAATGATGGGTAAGAGTGAAACCTTACAGGATAAGCTACATATGTTTCATCGTGCTTTCAATCATCCTACTGGGCTTAAATACCCTTTACCTTCTGCAATAGTGGATAGTGAAAAGGCTTTGCGAAGAACACTTATACAGGAAGAATACAAGGAGTTGATGTATGCTATCAGCAATGAAGATGATGATGAAGTTCTTAAAGAACTTTGTGATCTGGTTTATGTGTGCGTTGGCTTTGCTGTTACTTACGGTTGGTCTTTTGATACTGCATTCAATAGAGTACATGGGTCAAACATGTCTAAGCTGGACAAAGAAGGCAATCCACTCTATAGAGAAGATGGTAAAGTGGCTAAGTCTGACTGCTATGAACCACCGAAACTTTCGGACTTAGTGTGATGTGGGGGCAACATCTTATCGTAGACATGAGTGGTTGTAATCGTACAGCAGTTACAGACAAGGAAACAATTCGTACCTTTTGTAGTGAACTCGTTGAGAAGATAGACATGGTTCCTTATGGGGAACCAGTAATAGAACACTTCGCCAAGCATGATCCACATGCAAGTGGACACACGCTTGTCCAGCTTATTGAAACATCTAATATTACCGCTCACTTTGTAGATAATACAGGGGATATATACTTAGATGTTTTTTCTTGTAAAGAATTTTCAAGGAAGAACGTACTAGAAGTTTGCTATAAAATATTTTCACCTTCGGAACTACATACGATAACTTTGAATAGGGATGCAGGTTCTGTTCCTTTGGTTAATAGTAAAGAAAGTATATTTTGTCCTTGGACAATAATGTAATGATACCCCCTATCCTTTCATCTTATTTTATGCTATGTTTTATTGCAGCTATGTTGGTTACCTGTGATGTCAATCCTTAAAGGAGATTAGGTATGCAGACTATGAATGTTAATTTAGAATGTGATGTTATGTTTAACGAGGAGGGAGAGTTGGAGGTGTACCTTTATATGGGAGATGGGGATGACCACAGTGTGTTTAAATTCAACTTGAAAGATATCTTAGAGGCAAACGTAGGTATGTTCACCATCCCTGCTGATCCTCCCTATCTTCGCCATGATGATATGGAAGCACGGGATTCTATTTATAATATGTCAAACGTACTAAAAGCTGGTGCGGCATATGTAGATGAACTACAAAACAAATACCTTGACAACGAGCCTAGCAATAAGGATACTGTTGAATGATTATAGATGATGCTGTAGTACAAAAGTTACTCAACTATCTTACTCGACAACCTTACAGGGAGGTACAAGAACTTATATCAAATGTCATAAGTGAGGCAAAGAAATCAGAGAATACATGGAATAAAGAACCTGAGCTTCCCCTTGGGAATCATCGTGGAGAGGAACCATCGTGAGCATACCTACAGACTATCAAGCATTCATCCATCAGTCTCGTTATAGTCGCTGGCTTGAGAAGGAAGGGCGTAGGGAAACGTGGGAAGAGACAGTGGCAAGGCTACTGGATTTTTACAAGTCCTTTCTTAAAACAAATCATGGCTATGATATGCCTAAAAAAACATACACTGATCTGTATGTAGCTATCGTAACCATGCAGGTGATGCCCAGCATGAGGGCTATGATGACTGCTGGCCCCGCACTGGAGCGTAATCATATCGCTGCATATAATTGTAGCTACCTTCCTGTTGATAGTCCTCGTTCATTTGATGAGTGCTTGTACATCCTGATGCATGGTACAGGGGTTGGCTTCAGTGTAGAAGAACAATTCATAGAAAAACTTCCTTCTATTCCAGATACCTTTGAACATAGTGAAACTACTATTGTGGTACAGGATAGTAAAGAGGGTTGGTTCAGAGCATTCAAAGAACTGATTAACCTATTATATGCTGGTCAGCTACCTAAATGGGATATGACTAGAGTTAGGCCACAAGGTGCCAAGCTGAAGACGTTTGGCGGCAGGGCAAGCGGTCCTGAACCTTTGAATGAACTATTTAAGTTTACTAGTAACATGTTTAAGAATGCTCAAGGTAAGAAGCTTAACAGTTTAGAATGTCATGATCTCATGTGTAAGATTGCTGACGTTGTGGTTGTTGGGGGTGTCCGTAGGTCTGCATTGATTAGTCTGAGCAACCTTAGTGATGACCGTATGCGCCATGCTAAGTCAGGCGATTGGTGGAATACTGAACCTCAACGATCATTCGCTAATAATTCTGTATGCTATACGGATGGGCTGGATACAGGCTCTTTCCTACGAGAATGGAGTTCACTGTATGACAGCAAATCTGGCGAGAGAGGTATCTTCAACCGTCAAGCTGCACAGAAACAGGCTGCTAAGTATGGACGCCGGGAGCCTGATATTGACTACGGCACCAACCCGTGTAGTGAGATAATCTTACGCCCTAAACAGTTCTGTAACTTGAGTGAGGTTGTTGTGAGGGTGGATGACACAGCAGAATCCTTACAAAGAAAGATTGAACTTGCAACCATTCTTGGCACGATCCAATCTTGCTTCACTGATTTCAAAGGGCTGGGTAGGCAGTGGATTAAGAACACAGAGGAGGAAAGGCTGTTGGGTGTATCCCTTACGGGTATACTTGATAACGCTATGCTGGCTAACAAGACAAGGGATAGCCTACCTGCCCTGCTAAGTAGTCTTAGGCTGGGAGCAGTCACTACTAATTATAAGTGGGCAGCTATGCTAAACATAGAGCCGTCTGCTGCTATCACCTGTGTTAAGCCTAGCGGCACCGTCAGCCAACTGGTTGATGCTGCATCTGGTATTCATCCTCGACACTCTGAATACTACATCAGGACAGTACGTGCAGATAAGAAAGACCCATTGACTTTGTTTATGACTGATGCTGGGTTCCCTGTTGAGGATGATAATAAGAAGCCTGAATCAACTGCTGTATTCTCCTTCCCTATTAAAGCACCAAAGGGTGCAATAACGAGGCATGATATGACAGCCATTGAGCATCTGGAGATATGGCAAATCTATGCTGAATATTGGTGCGAACACAAACCATCCATCACGGTTAGTGTTAAGGAAGATGAGTGGTTAAAGGTTGGTGCATTTGTGTACGAGAACTTTGATGATATGTCCGGTGTAAGTTTTCTACCTATGTCTGAACATATCTATGAGCAAGCCCCTTATCAAGATTGCACTAAGGAAGAATACGAAAAGCTACTAAAACAAATGCCCAGTAAGGTAGATTGGAAGAAGCTTAGTGCATATGAAGGGGATGATAATACGATATCATCGCAGACGTTCAATTGCGTTGGTGATTTTTGTGAGGTGGTTGACTTAGTTTAGGAGGGAACATGGCCTGGTCAAAGGAGTTACAAGATAGCTGGAAAAAGCAGCATGATATTAAAAGTCAACAGAAGGAGTGTGTAGTTTGTGATAATCCTATTACAAAGGATGA